GCATCGGTCCAGTTCACTCTTAACGAGGGTGGAAACCAAGCGGCCGCTGATGGGAACTCGAAGATTGAGGTTTCCATGTCGGATGCCACAAACGTGTCGATCACTTATGATTCAACACTTGCTTCTCGCTGGAAAGCTGGAGATGTAGGCAGTGAATCAGAAATCATGACAGTAGGCACGGCCCAAACAGTCTCGGGGGACAAAACCCATTCGGGAAGAATAATCCAATCCAACACCACTACCTCTACCAGTAAAGATACGGGTGCCATTGTCACAGAAGGCGGTGTGGGGATTGAAGAAAATCTTTATGTTGGCGGACTTGCCGATGTCGCAGGTGCCCTAGATGTCGCGGGAGTTACTACCACAGGGGGAAATCTCCAGATTGATGCTCTTGTCTCCGGCGTTTCAACTGATGATGCTGCCACTGGAGCAAATGCCACTTTAACGGCCCCCACCACGACAACTGTTAGGCTTACAAACGCCTCGCTCACCTCAATTGACATGATCCCCGCTGGTGGAGAAGAGCAGTTTCTTATTCTCAAAAATGCCACTGGTTCGGCGATTACAGTCAATGATGACACAGGTGGAACGGCCGCCAATAGAATTTTTACTGGAACAGGAAACGATTTATCCCTTGCAGATAACGCATCAATCCTCCTTTCCTATGACAATGACGAGTCGAGATGGATGGTTGTTGGAGGATCTGGCGGGGGCGGTGTTACGGCCACGGGAGACTGGACGGCCTATACGCCCACGGGTACTTGGTCAACTAATACGACATACACAGGATTTTATAGAAGAGTTGGGGATTCAATCGAGGTACGAGCACGGGTTTCAACTTCGGGTGTTCCAACAACGGCAACCACCCTAAGAGTCGACATCCCTGGTGGGCTAACAATCGACACTGCAAAACTTCTAGGAACAGATGTTGAAATGCCCCTTGGCTATGCCAAGGTCGTAGGCTCCAGTGAAAGAACACCCGGATCAGTCACATATTTTGACACAAATACAGTGACGCCTAAGTTTGATAATGGTGGCGGCGCCATTGATCAGGTAGTTCTTCATAACTCTCCGGTCAACTTTGGCGCTGGGGATTTTGTCGATATGGAATTCACTGTTCCAATTGTTGGATTTACCACATCTTTCAATGCGGCAGATCTCGTTTTTACTGGTTTTAGGGCCAAAGATTCTGCGGGAACAGCATTTGCCAACAACACCGTAGTGAAATGGGCGCCTGCTACAGAGGATTATGACACTAACGCCATGTACAACACAGGTACCGGGGATATTACCATTCCATCGGATGGGAAATACTTTATCAATGTTGTTGCGGGATTTACCACGGTCACAACTTATACGGGCTACATGTACATTCAGATTGAAGTGAACAGCACTATTGTTGCTGCCACAAATGAGATAATTGGAAGTGTTGCCAACACGGAATGCATCCAGCTCTCAACTGTTCTCGATGTTTCAGCGTCGGATGTCGTGGAAGTTTCTTTGTTTCAAAATAACGGTGCCGCCCGTTCACTAAGGGCCGATGGCAATTATAATTATATTGAATGTTATAAATTAGGTGTTTTCACAACTTGATAGGAGTCTCATATGTGGCAAGTAGAAATTAAGAATACGCTCGACGAACTAACAAATTCAGCAAAATTTGCTACAGAAGCAGAGGCCGATGCCTGGATTGCAACGCAGCAGGGTCTCGCAAGGCCCTGGGGGTATCAATCGGCAAGTGATTATACAGTGACAAAGACAGATATTACGACCGAGGTGAGCAGGACGGCCAAAGAAAAGCAGCGTCAGAAAAAAAGAATGTTTGGTGGAATGGTGATTGACCGAGTAGCGGTGATTAATGAAGCAAAAAGCCTTACGGCCCAGCAAATCCAAGATTTGAGCACCAGCTTTGAGCTTCCCGTTAAACTTCTTTTACAAGGAGACATCACTACGGCCAAAACAGTGATTCAGGGTCTTGATTTAGCGGGATCTGTCTTTACTGAAGCGGAAAGAACTGAGGTTTTGGCCCTTATTGACGAGTATATCGCCGCAGTATGATTGGGCTTCTTAAAGAAGTTACACATTTTATAGAGGTAATCGGATTTCCCATATTCGTTTGCCTCTATTTCATTATAAGGTTCGACAAACGCCAAGAACGTATTCTAATCTTGATCGAAAAGATGGCCGATAAAATAGGGAAAGATTGATGATAGTCTTTGGTGCTCTTGTTCTCGTTGTTTTTATTAGTGTTGGTATTTACAAAGATTTTGACTTCAAAAAACGCTGTGAAAAAATCGAAGAAAAAATAAAACCCAAAGAAAACCCCCATTAATTGGTGCTTTTGCGATTTATGTCTATAATCAATTTATGCAATATCGAAGAATCGTAACGTTTAAAAATATCGGAGAGTTAGAAGATCTCAATTACATTCACCCTAATTTACTTCTTCTCTTTTCCTACATTTCCACCTTCTGCTTTGAACGCGGAATCAAATTTGTCGTTACCAGTATCATTCGCTCTGAAAAAGAAGATAAAAGGCTAAAAGCTAAATCCCGAACGCACCAAGGAAGGGCCTTCGACTTTTCAGTCAGAAGCGTCCACGGATGGACTCAAATAGACATTGATGAACTCAAAGAAAGCTTAGAGCACCTCGTCACAACCAAAAAAATAGACGGAATCCCCAACCCCTTTTACAATATCGGGGCCATATCAGCTAAGACAATGAAACAAAGAGTTATTTTGGTCCACAACAATCAAAACGGCGAAGGGGTCCATGCCCACGTCCAAGTAAGACGTACCTCGGAGTGGAATGATCACATGGGCCGATAGGGGGGGGGAATGATTATAGATGTAGAGCGGGACGAGTTTGCCAAGTTCTCGGTAAGACTCGATTTAAGAGCAGATTTATCAGGAAGAGACCTTCAAAAAGTTAAAGATGCGGTCAATCACATGGCCGACGCTTTATCTGGAGAGGAATTTTACAATTGGTGTAAGTCTTTTTCGTATTATGAGACTTATCGCAAGTGGAAATGGTGGAGATACAAAACTTACCGAAAAAAAGTTTACAACTTCAAAATGCCCAAAGGTCTTAACCGAGAAGAAGTTTACAAAAGACTCATGAGCGGAAAAGAAACTCTCCAACCGACTCACGACAATGAAGCGGACATGACTCTTTTTATTGATTATGACGATGCGGGAAATGTGATTGGATATACGTATCCCGACACGGTAGCGCAGTGGATTTACTACTCATTTTTTTCCAACAATACTTACCGAGATATTGCTGGAAACTTAGCTCATGAATGGGCGCATAAAATGGGTTTTAACCACGCATACAACTGGAATAATACAAGAAAATACACCGTTCCCTACGCAGTTGGATATTTCGTAAGGGACTTTTAAGGAGGGTTTATGAAGGATATTAAAGAGTTAAGCGAAGTTTTAGATGCCATGGAACTTATGGTCATGACTGCTGCGAAAGTTATGAAAGATGGTAAGATTAGGTTAAACGATTTACTCGTTCTTAAGGATCTTCTCGGGGAGTACAAAGTTGTTTACAAGGCCTTTAAGGGACTTAAAGAAATTCCTACAGAAATTAAGGATCTTGACTCCAGCGAAATCATGCAGCTTGGACAACGGGTACTTGAACTTGTTGCCAAAATTAAAGGAGAATTTGAACAACGCGAAGAAGAGGAAGAATGAGCTCGATTATAAAAATCATAAAAAGCTTTTCGGATTTGTTTCCGTATGTCGGAAAGATCATTAAGTTTGTCCCAATGTTGAGAGAAGGCATTCTTTTTTTGGGATCAATCTTTAAAAAAGATGATGAAGACGAGAGCGAACAAATCCAAGAGATGGTGATCGGTCTTAGAAAACTTCGTTCTAAGATTCCAGAGGAGAGGGAATATGCCAAAGGGAAAATCAAAGAAGTCCTCGAAAAAAAACAAGTCTTATAAGGGTTCAAAATGAGAGGGGAAGAACTTCCACCCTTTCCATACCCTATAAGAATTGCTTAAATGAATTGATTCTTGATAGAGGAATCCTTGTCACTTCTGCCTTGAAGCTCTCGGCGCCCTTGGTCGGGAGCTTTTTCGCTGCACCGGCGTAGATATAGAAATCATTTATTTCAAGTCCTTCCATAATACAGTCTTGGGTATACTTGATGAAATTGTCCCAATCACCACCTCTAAACGAAAGCCTCTTTTCTTTTTTTGTTAAAAGCTTTTGTGGATCAATGTACCAGGTGAAATCTATCTTCAAGGCATGGACATTTTCATCAAAACTCTCCGAAAACTTCTTTGCATCCGGGTGATTTGAAACAATGTTGAGTATTTCGGCCTTATACTTTTTTGCTTCAACGGTTTTATAGCGAATATTCGCCTTTCCCCCCTTTCCTACGGTGCTTCTTTCGATATTGTTTTGCGAGAGAGGAGGGAAATAAAAATGTAAAATCAATTTCAACATTGTGGCCTTTTTAGTACCGTTGTTATCGGAGGGTACTCAAATGAAACAATTACTATTGATTTTGGCAATTTTTATCAATGTTCAATTGATACAGGCAGAACGTTTATGTTTTGTAGGAGACATGGGGACGGGCACGAAGGAGCAATACAAAGTTGCTGATGCCATGAAAAACGCAAAATGTGACGCCATCATGGTGACTGGGGATGTTGTCTATCCGATCGGTATCAAGGGAATCAATGACGCTCAATTTATGCTTAAATTTCTCACTCCCTATAAAGAACTCTTGAGAACAACCAAGTTTTACCTCTCTCTCGGAAACCACGACTATTACGGTGATCCCGATGCGTGGCTCCAGGTAGGGCTTCATTATCCCAACATCGTATTTCCTCACTTCTGGTACAAGTTCGATATCGACGGATATTGTCTTTATTCCATCGACACAAATGGCGTAAAATTTAAGCAATGGAAATGGCTAAGAAAAGAAGTCAAAAAAGACACGTGTCGAAAGAAAATCGTGTTCGGTCATCACCCTTACCGGTCAAGCGGGGACCACGGGGACGTCAATTTCATCAAAAAGGCCATGTACAGGTATGCATTTATCGGCAAGGTCAACCTATTCGTAGCAGGTCATGACCACCATCTCTCAGATGAGGGAACAAAAAGAGGGACTCGTCTTCTTATCTCAGGTGCAGGGGGTAAACTTCGCCCACTGGCCAAGAAACCAGTGTGGGGGGTGTCAGATTATGGTTTTGTGGTAGTCGATTCCAGTAATGACACCTACACATTCTTTGATGCAGACCTTAATATGCTCTATTCAGCAGGATTTTAGTCAAAAAGCGTTCTTTCTTTAGGACTTAATTGCTCAGTGAAGCTCCGGCATGACTGAGCAATGATCGAGTCAATCATTCCCAAGAATTCCGACTTTGTTTTTATTCTTTTAAGGCTTACGGGGCATGATCCAGAATAATGGTTCTCATCTTGAACCAGGGAGAGTTCAAAACGGTAGTCGTAAGGACTTTCAGAATCACAAACCTGGAGAAATTCATGGCTTACAAGCTTAACCTGGTAATAAATACACGTTTTTACAAAATCACCAGTGTTCACCGCTTCATCAACCATGTATTGGAGATCTTCAGGATGCATAAATCTTAATTCAGTCATCTCATCATCTCTCTTCTAAGCTTTTCATTGTAAATCTCGGCCAATCTCGTATTCAGCTCAATCAACGACATCAAAAAGGCCATTCTTTTTGGGTCACGCTCGTAGTTTGCTCGGTTATTCTCCAGTATCTCTTTTAACTCTCCTAGCCTTCTCTCGAAAATGCTTGTCGTGTGCTTGACCATGCTCAATCACCTCCTCTAGCGTAAATTTACTCATACTCTTGTAAAAGTACTTCACGCGTAAAGCTTCTGCCACTTCTTGATAGCGCTCCTGGAGGAATCCATGCATTTCTTCCTTACTCTCAAAGGGTTCAACCCTCTCTTCTTCCAAGACGGCAAATAATGTTTTTACCGCCCCCACAAGGTAAGCGTACTCACTAGCTGCGGTAAATGTTGATTTGGAGAGTTTCTTTTTATCGGCAACGCCAAAATGGATACGTGCCAGTTGGTCCGCGAATAGTTTGGAAATTTTCATAATGCCTCCTAGGCCGGAGACATTAGCATGTAGAAATTAATTGTGTTTAGCAGTCTTCTTCATTTTTATACCAAAGCTCATGGGATAGATCCGCAAGCTGCTCGGTAATGAAGACCTCGGTTGCCGGAGGGAAAAACGCTCTTTCTCTATCCATTTGCCTTCTCATTTCAATGTAAGCAGCATGAGCACCTAATAAGTAAAACCTGTGACAATCATCGCTAGTATTTTTTGAAAATCTTTTAAATAATTCTTCAAACTCAGAGCCGCTTATAAAATCATCGCTATCGCAAATGGCACCTGCAAAATAAAATGTGTTACAATTTTTTTTGAATCTTTCTAAAAACTCTTCAAGGCACTGGTTAAACTCAGCGCTTTTAATACTGTCTCCATCCATAACGATCTAAAACGGAATATCTTCTACGCTAAACGGATTAGGCGCACTCATATTGGGTTGCTGTACTGGAGCAAACGCATCTTTTTCTTCAGTGTTTCCTTCTTTTGATGCTTTGGTGCTTAAAAATTTAAAGGAATTGATTATGACTTTGGCCTTAACATTCATGGCCTCTGATTCTTTTGCTTTCCAGCGGTCATAAGTGATTCGTCCCTCAATATAAACCTTCTCACCTTTTTTAAGATGGCGAGCGATTGTCGTGGCAATAGCTCCAAAACCAACACAGTCAGTGAACTCTGTTTTTTTTGCCTCACCTTTTCCGTGGTCGGTGGCGATTGTTATATTTGCAATGTCTCGCCCATCACGCTGTAGGAAGTCGGGATCTTTAACAACGTTTCCTACTATAATCACTTTGTTCATTGAAAAATTCATACTGTCTCCTAAAAGCTGATATCGTCTGATGTCTGCGAATTGTTTTTTGAAATGATATCAAGCATCCAATTACATATAGATTCATATTTGTCCAGCGGTAACGCCTCGATTTTGCTAACGCTGCATTTTTTAAGCCAGTCATTTACTGTTTGCTCGTCAACTCCTGCCAAGAAACGAAGCTTATTAAAAATTTTTGTTGATACTGCCGGTTTAGGGCCGTCAGCAACGTTTCCATCGAGGTCCGCCTCAGCACAAAGACCTAGGAGAGTTTGAATTGAATACCGTCTTGCATAGGTTAGTGCTGTTCCCAGGTCTTGCATCTTTTTACCAGCAACGAGTAGGGGGCAACTGTTTTTAAGCGCCACATCGCCCTCGTAAAGGACGGAAGTCGTAAGGGAGAGTTTACCATTGTCATCTTCTACAATCTCTTGAATCAAAGATATGCCGCTCTTATTAAGCACTGGTAAGACACACTCAAGAACCGCCTCAAGTGTTGCGTAACTAAAGCTCGTTCCGCCATATTTAACCGTGGCGTTTTTCTTAAGGGTGGGAAATTCTTGCTGGCATTTTGCAAATACATCAAAAAAAGTTTCTTTCTTTTCTTCAGTCATAGTAGCTCCTCGTGCATTTATCTATGGTGGACAAATACACGAGGAATAAACTGCGTCAAGCATTTGTAAGTAAACAAAATTAGGCGGTTTGTTCTAGTGGTAATTCTTGGTTGTAGCTTTCTATGAGTTTTTCTGCCTTATGTTTACGTTGTGAAGAGGAGAGTTTTCTTCTCTCATGTTCATTGCGAATCCACTGCGCAAAGTGAAGGGAAACCATTGATTTACCATTACTTGTTAGGCGGTACTCGTTTGGATTTCTATTGGTAAACTCGGCGAACTCACGAAAACAATCCGCTAGGATCTCTTTGCTAAACCTAATAAACCAGCGCTCTTGTGTCTTCTTTGTGGACTTGTGAAAAAGCTTTTTTGCAAGCTCAAACTCACCGTCAGTGAGGATTTCTTTCCATCTCTCAATGGCGCCATGAGTAATCAGCTCTCCATATGTATACTTAAGCAAAAGCTCTTGTTCTAACTCTCTAATACGAAGCTCCTCAGGGTCTTTGGTCTCTGGAAGCCGCGAACCTGGCCCCTGGTACTTCTCTAGCTTTGCAATAATTAGCTGTATCGTTCTTTGGTCCAGCTCATTCATCATCATTGTTTCAACAATCTCAGAAAGCGAGAAGTTCTTGAACTCGTCTTTGAATTTTTCAAAAACATCCTGAGTAATGTTGAGCTCAATTTTCTTTAAAGGTGAAATCCTTTGATTCAAAATAACGTTACCCAAATGCATACATAACTCCTTGTCGCGGGTCAGCCACTGGCATGCATTAAGTCTAAATAAAACACAAGGCCTTTTTGGGCGCGATTCTATTTCATTGATGAGATGCAAAATAGTTGGAAATGTGGTATTTACAAACCTTCTTTTCCTCTATTTGTTTAAATGCCTATCTTTAGAAGAACATTGCGATTAGTTGCTTCCTGGAGATATAGGGGCATAGGACGAGCAATTTTCGTGCTAGAATTTTAAAAGCTCCTAGAGTCAATTGCCATGGGGGTCATTCCCACAAATGGCCCCCCGTTGCTTGGTGATTTTCATTACCGAGCTTTTTAAATTATTCAGAGGAATAGTAACAACAACCACTCAAGGTCATACCTATATCCACATTTGCCAAAACATGTGAATATCTTTTCTAAATCTGTGGATAACAACAAAAATTATTTAAGAAAGGACTGAAAATGATCTCTTTAGAGGATTGTGTGACAACTTTAGAGACTCTCAAGAAACTCTCCACCTACTACAACACCGACACATTCAAAATAAATGACCTTAAAATGATCATCTTCTCACTAGTGGCAAAAGACCCTAGTCGAGTCCTTATATATGACGAACGAATGGAGAGTTGGCTCCCTATAATGGAAACCAATAATATGGATTTTGTTTACAAGACCTCTCAAGGGATCATGAAAGAAAGCTTGTTTACCGCGAAACTCTCCTTCAAACCCCAGGGCCATGAGGAATCAAGCACATAGGATTATCAATAAGTTTTACTTATATGAAAAACCTGAAAATATCGGAAAACGCCCTTTTTTTAACTAGTTATGCCTAGCGACATATCCAACACTTAGCTCACCCCTGGTTGATCATGTGACACGGTGTGGTAAAATAGACCTACCAAATAAAACTGGGAGGGCAAACATGAACACAATTAATCAAGAAATCGAAAGGCTCAAAAAAGGCGAAGCTTATGTAATGATTGAGTCTATTCTTAAAGATCGGGATGACCACAAATATGTCGATCCTAAAATGCTAGAACTTGCTATTGGTAGTTTTTTAGACTGCACTGCTGTACTCAAAGAGCGACTAAAAAAAGAAGATGTTTCTGACGATATTCAAGCTGAAATCTATAATCTGGACTTTAATGCGAAGTTTGCCCTTTGTAGCTATTAGTCGAGACATGATATAGACAAGACGCCCCTGGTTAATCACCTTTTCCAGGGGCGTTTTTTTTTGCCCAAAAAGGAGAGTTGAGTGGAAGAGAACCTTTTTAAAAATGAGCACATCGATATCTATAAAAAAGATGGATGGTACACGTTTTACAGGCACCCCGGTACCAACCAAGCTGTCTGTATCCTCCCCTATAGAAGGGCAAAGAACGAAAACCCAGGGCCAAATATTGTTGTCGAATATCTCGTAAGAGAGGAAAACATCCCAGTATTTGGAGGAATGAGCTTTACCTCTGTCACTGGGGGAGTAGAAGAAGGAGAGACTGAAAGCGAGTGCGCTCTCCGAGAACTCATGGAAGAAACCGGCTTTTTGGTCAAAGAGGACGATCTCGAATATTGGGGAAGAAGCTACCGATCAAAGATGAGTGATAGTGTAACCCATCTCTATACCGTAGACGTGACCGATCTTGAGCAAGGTGAAATCAAGGGCGATGGTTCCAAAGGGGAAGAAGGGGCAAGCGTTCACTGGCTCACAGATGACGATATTGTCACCATGGATACCGCACCACTACTCTCTCTTATTCTTATGAGGGTTCTTCTCTCTCAGGCACCTAGAGGGGAAGATGCCGATGTATACGAAGAGTTTAATCACTACGAGGGCGATATGCCAGGGCTTTATTAGTGAAAATTTACAGCACAACAACCGTAGCAGTAACAACCGCAGCATCTACCGCGGCCTTTCTTTGCCAAAAAAACGGCTGCGAACTAGACATGATCGGCGTTGTTTTTATGGTGTCTGTTTTTATTCTGTTCGTTATGCTTTTGATAATGTTCTCTTAATCCTCATCGACTAGAATAATCTCCGAGCAAATCACATTCTTAAAGTTGTGCTTTCTCTTTCGCCAAGATTTAAAGGGCACTTTTTGCTGTGTCACCATAACGAATGGAGGGGAGAGTTGGCTCACTTCCATCGGTTCGTCTTCACTTAACCATTCGTCTGGTGGTGATTCCATGAAAACAGAGCTGACAGTCGTCTCAATCACAAACACCCTCCTAGTTGCGCATCTCTTTAATAAAAAATAAAAAGACTTTATAATTTTAGAGGAGTTTGTAACTTCACCACAACTGTTCGTAACAGTAGAGGAATAAATGGAAGAAAAAAAAAGACCCGTAGGACGACCAAGCACCTATAGGGAAGAATACTGCGAAAAACTACTTGAATATTTCAAATCAGTCCCCCTCACCGTCATGAAAGAAGTCGAAAAAGTGGCCAATGGTGAAGTGATCACCGTGATGGAAGAGCGTCCAAATCCGCCTCCATTTTTCGAGTCTTTTTGTATTGAACTAGGGATTTCAAAAGACACTTTTTACGAATGGGTGAAAAAACACCCAGAATTTGCCGACGCTTACAAAGTCTGTAAACAGATCCAGTACGTCCACATCAACTCAAATGGCGTTACAGGGGTCGGGAAAACCGCCTATTCGATCTTTTTCGCCAAGGCCGCACTGGGCATGAGAGAGATTGACCAGAGCGATAACACGGTAAACGTCTACCTCTAATGGACATCGATCTCAGGTGGGATAAGCTTCCCGCTCAAGAAATATGCTATGACGACGACAAGACCGACATCCTGCTGTTTTCAGGTGGGTTGGGTTGTGTTTCGGAAAAAACTATTCTGCACACCACAAATGGCGATGTCGCTGTAGGAGATATTCTTTCGCCACAAGTTTACTTTTCAAGAAATCGCCAAGGTCAACCTTCGCTTTTTCCAGGTACGGTGCCGTACCCAAAAGAAAAGGGGATTCTTTATCGAGTAATTCATGAGCACGGAGAATTTGAAGCACACGGATCGCACCGGATTTGCGTCGGTGGTGATAGGTATCAATCCTTGGATGAGGTGGCCTTGCAATTTTCCCGACAAAGTTTTCTTGTCCCCTCTGTGACCAATCAGGAGTTTTCCCGGCTAAGGTCTTTTTTAGATGATCCTTGTTTGAGTCAAATAGTCGAAGATTTTTTATGTCATTATGGAGACTGCATCCATCAATATGGTCAACGACTTCAGATGGCAGTAAATAGCGACCAATATACTCCTCCATTACCTTTCGATGCTCATAAATTCGACCGTATTTTTCAGGGCCTTTCCAGTACCTTCCATATGGATGACCAGGAGGGATGCACACTAAAGCGTAACCATCTTTTTGGATTGATCGACCTGTTTTGTATGCTGGATTACACTTTCCTACAGGCGGCGCCTGCTTTGGCCTTTTTAAATGAGGGTTTTTTAACCAAATCTTTTGGACATATTTTATGGGGCATCCGACAATTTCAGCAATCTCCCTTGACTTCATTATTCCGTCACTTAGCTCAAATATCAGATCAACATTGTACTTTGCCATTAGGTTCCTCCTGCACCAAAACCACCAGCAGAATAGTTGCCATAGAAAAGAAAAAAAAGGAATGGTTTTGGGATCTCCATGTGTTTGGATCTAATAACTACCTGGCACATGGGATGTATCACCACAATTCAGGCAAAACTTATTATCTGTGCCGGAAAGCTCTTAAACTCTCCATTTTGAATCGCGGTCATGCCGGGGGTTTTCTCGTACCCGCCTTCTCAGACTTCAGAAGAGACGTTCTCCCCACATTCGAGTCAATCTTTGAGGCGGTGGGAATGATCAAAAACACCCACTACTGGTTCCATGAGACTCACAAAGAATTTCGCTTCGTCTGGAACAAGCGCCCGCTGTATATCTTAACCGCAGAAAAGCCAATCGCCGGTCCCAACCTTGCCTATTGCCTCATCAACGAGTTCTCCCTCGTCCCCTGGGTCAGAATCAACGAAATGATCCGACGGGTTCGGGTAAAGGAGGCGAAATATAAGCAAAAATGCCTGGCCGGGACACCGGAAGACATTCATGGTTGGCTCGAAGACTTTGTTGAGCAGCAGGAGGCAAGAAATGAAAAAAATCCTAACGCTTTCAAGATTGTCTATTCCGATACCGCTGAAAATACGTTTATTGACGAGAATTATCGGGAAACACTGGAGGGACTCCTTGACGAGCAGTCGCTCAAAGTCTTCGCCTCCGGTCAAATAGTCCGCCTTGGTGGTGAATACTTTTATTATGCCTTTCAGAGAAAAGTAAACGTTGCCCCCAATACAGAAGACAAATCTGAATTAGTCCATGTGGGACTCGACTTTAACGTCGGTAAAATGGCGGCAACTTTTTCCCATCTTCGCTACATAGACGGCAAGAAAACACTCTTTGTCTTTGGAGAGTTACTCCTAGAGGGCGATTCCGACACTCTTAAAATGGGTAGGGCCATTATTACTCGCTTCGGTCTAGGGCGTGTCATCATCACCTGTGATGCCTCGGGAAAGTCCCGTAAGACATCAGGGCGCTCAGATGTTCAAACTCTCCACTCTTTAGGGTTCTCCCAAGAACAAGTCCGATATAAAGCAGCAAACCCCAGGCTTAGGGAAAGGCAAATCCTGGTTAATGGTCTTCTCTCCCACGGGCAAATCATCGTTGACCCATCGTGCAAGAAAACTATTAAGGATTTTGAAAAGGTCCAGCAAAACAAAGTTGATTACAGTAAAGTGAAAGATAAAGACGATAAACTCACCCATCTTTCCGATGGCCTGGACTATTTGATAGATTGGGAGTTCCAAGTGAATTTCAGAAGGTCTAAAACTATACAATTGTGAGGAAATAATGGCGCTAAAAGATGAATTGGTAATCCTGGCGAAATATATCGAGGATAAAAAGCTTTATCTTGAAAGAAACAAAGAGCTTTTTGATATTTATCAGGGGAATTTACTGAAATATGTAATGGAAATCCTCAGGCAATCCTTATCAGATGAGTATTACCAGAAGATCAAAACAAGAATTTACCCGATTAACATCCTTAGGAGAGTTATTGATAAACTCGCCCAAACATACCGAACGGACCCCATTCGTACGGCCACATCTAACCAAGAAACTTTAGAATATTACGAAGATATCTTTCGTTTTAACGAGAGAATGAACACCGCAGATGAATTTTCCCAGCTTTTTAAGGGGTATGCTCTCAAACCCTTTATTCACATGGGACAACCTCAGTTGAAAGTTATCCCATTCGATAGGTTTCTAACCTACTCATCCGATTTAGTAGACCCCACACGGGTCACGCACTTTCTTGAATTTGTCGGCAAGAGATTTATGAAAAACTCTCGCGGACAAGAGACTGAGCTAGATATTTGGTTTGTTTACACAGATGAAGAATTTATTGCCATGGACTCAGAAGGGCGTCCTGTCCCTGAGTTAATGGTAAACCCCGAGACCGGTGAACCGCTGGAAGATACCACTAATCCGTATGAGCGGATTCCATTCTATTATGCGAATAGGTCAGAATATTCCATAATTCCACAGCAAGACACCGATACCCTGGAACTCTCCAAGCTTCTACCTGTCCAGCTCACCGACCTCGCGGGTGCTATCATGTTTCAATGTTTTTCCATAGTCTACACCATAGACGCGGACCCAAAAAACATTGTTATGTCACCAAATGCTTTTTGGGCCATCAAATCTGACCCACAATCTGACAAAGTTCCGCAAATTGGGACAATTAAGCCCGATGTAGACGTGGACAAGGTGCTTTCTTTTATCAAGGACACATTCTCCACTTGGATGGAAACTAAGGGGATAAGAGTTGGCTCTATTGGATCAACGGATGGATCGGCATCAGCTTCTGGTATCTCAAAAATCATTGATGAGATGGATACCTTTGAGGCAAGAAACAAATCGATTAAAGCATTTATCAACGACGAGACAGCTTTTTGGGATCTACTCCAGCATATGCATAATTTTTGGGTGGCAAATGGATCCTTGTCGGGTTTTTCACTCCTGCCAGACAACTGGGAAGTCACGACAGAGTTTGATCCTCCACGACCCTTGGTTGACAGGACCACAGAGGTATCCGTTGCTATAATGGAGAGAGATGCGGGAGTGATTTCACAAGAAAAGCTCATTTCTAAGCTCTACCCCAACATGAACACGGAAGAGCTAGAGGAAGAAATGGCAAGAATTGAAAGAGAGAGGACAATAGTCTAATGGCGCAAATGAAAACCACCATCAAGGTACGCAAAGACTTGGATGAAATCCAAAGAAGGGCGGTAGCTCAAGAGGTGATTGACCACATTGTGAAAAGATCGAAAGCAGGGAAGGACAGGTTTGGAAAATCCTTCCCCGGCTATTCCAAGAGTTACACAGAAAGCAAAGATTTTGAAATCGCAGGTAAATCAAAATCCCGAGTAAACTTAACGCTCTCTGGAGAGTTACTCGACTCTTTAAAACTCTTGGAACAAAGGAAGGGGCAAATTACCATAGGGTATGATGCCGGGGATACAGAACTTAATGCCAAAGCTGAGGGAAATATCAAGGGAACATACGGTAATCCCACCCCTCTTCGAGGCAAAAAACGTGATTATTTGGGCATTCAGCGCTCGGAACTCGTTGATATTCAAAACCAGTACGATCCTCGCAGGACAGACGCCACTCGTGTTGCTGAGAGAATTGCCCGGATAAGGGAGCTTTTGGATGACGACGCTTAATCAGATTTTATCAGGACAACTCAAGAGAATTACCGAGGACATCAACGGGAAAATAACGGCCGCTCAGAAGTTTGGAACGAGAGCGCCTTTTCTTAATAAGCAAGCTCGGATTCTGGCAGAACAAATAGTCAGAAGAACCCGACTCGGTAAAGGGGTAAATGATGCCGGGAAGCAAACCCGCCTGGCACCACTCAAAGATTCTACAAAGAAACAAAGACGACGTTACCAGCGTAATCTTACGAGTAAGACCACACCGGGAAGGTCCAATATCTCAGCAACGGGTCAACTCCTGGACTCGGTAAGAGGGCGGGCATCTGGTGCGGAATTGATCGTTTTCGCCCTTAACAATCGGACCCGATCACTTTCAGGTGGCAGGTCCAGTGCCAGACACTCGGATATTATTACCGGACTCGAATCGGGGCGTATTGGGAAAAACACGACTACCCCAAGACCCTTTTTTAGGGTTTCAGACCCCGAAAGAAACCAAATAGCTAGAAACATTCGTGAGGAAGTACTAAAGTCGCTCAATAGTTAGTGTTGAATGCATCAAAAAAGGTATGTAAAATGGAAGATAAGGACAATGGACAGTTAGAAACTGCCACTGAGTCGTTAGTAACGAATCAGAGTGAAAGTGTAGAACCAAAAGCTGAGATCGTAGAAGACAAAACCGTCTCTTACGGGTCTCATAAAAAGCTTTTGAATCAACACAAACACCAAAAGGCCGAGCTTGAGGAGCTGAGATCTTACAAGCAAAGAGTTGAAGAAGAAAAAGCTTTGGAGAAAGGGGAATATGAAAAAGTTCTCAAAACTCGCGAAGAAGAACTTCAAAACATGCGAACAAGATTTCAAGAGATTGAGCAAAAAGAAATGGATACGCGAAAGATCCAGGCGGTTTTAAACCAAATACCTGGGCAACTCGTTAAACCGGAATACTTAAGTCATGTGGATCTTGACGCTATTGCCGTAGATCCCGACACGAAAGAACCGGATTCCATGGGGGTCGAGATGGCAGTGGGAAAATTCATTAAAGAGCATCCAACTCTTTTTGTCCCAAAAAAAGGCAAAACTCTCCCCGTCTATAACGCTCCAAATACTCCCTCAAGTGCGAAAAATCTTAAGTCCATGTCTCGTGAAGAGCTTAAGGAAGCGTTTTTAAGAGGAAATTTTAAAGAATAGGAGAGTCTAAATGGCCGATCTAATTTATGACAACACAGAAGTCGCCGTCACCAAGATGGATTTTATCGTTGAAACTGTTCAACGTGAATTAGCTGCTCAAGCTAAAATTCGTCCCTTGGTAACTGATGTATCAGAGTTTGCTATTAAGGGACACGGAAGTATTTCTTTCCCTAAGCATGGATCTTTCGATGTTCAAAAGCTTGGTGAAAACCAAAGAGCTGATGCTCAAGCTTTAGTCTTCACAGAAGATCAACTTGAGTTAGACCAACTCGCCACTGTTCAATACATCATTAAGAAAAAAGCAGATATGCAAAGTCGTCTTCGCTTAGAAGAGTCTTTAATTGGACGTGCTGCTTCTGCTCATGCTCGCCAAGTAGATAAAGACATCTTAAATGAACTACTTGATAACGCCGCTGCTGCCAACGACGTAACTTACAATGCCGGTGCCATCGAAGGAAACATCCTCGATATCGTTGAGAATCTTGATAGTCAAAATGCTCCAGAAGAAGGACGTTTTGTTATGTTCCGCCCGGCCCAAAAGAAGCTTCTTCTTCAAGTAGCTAACTTTGTTCAAGCTGATCGTTATGGGTCAAATATTCCTCTCGTTTCTGGAGAGTTGGGACAAGCTTACGGTCTTCGCTTCGTAATGAGTAACATCCAATCAGATTCTTTTGTTGATGGCGTAATGGTAGGTTTCCATAGAGAAGCTCTCGCCATCGGTTTTCAAATGGATCCAATGGTTGATGAGCAATCAGCTATTGAATACGGTGCTGGCTCAAAACGAGTAGCAGTTGACCAACTTTACGGTGTAAAAACTCTCCAAGAGGGTAAATTAGTCGTAAAAGTATCTTAAGGTTTTAAATTATGGCCGTAGGGGTAAACGTTCTACCGAATTATGTACGAGCTAGGAATCCAGATGAAGTCATCAGGAAGTTTGCGGCCGTACAGTATAGACGAGGCACGTATATCCCTTCTCGGCCTATTCTTGGACCTGATGGACTTTGGTATATTTGGTTTGAAGAAGAGAGAAAAACAAACTTAAAAAAAGAAACGGAGATAAAAGATGGGTCACCCAAAAAATGAAATGCAAACATTCTTGTTTGAATATGATTTCGCCAAAGATGGCGGTGCCATTGGATCAATTCCTTTGCGCAAAAACATCAACGCTTTAAAAGAAGGCGTAATTGTTCACAAAATCGAGATCAGAGTAAAAACTCTTCTTGCTTCTGGTGGAACTCCTACACTTACACTTGGAAATACAGGTGATGTAGACGGATATATGACTAACTTCTTTGGTGGAAACGCTCAAGATGCAGTTCTTTATTCTGAGCAGTATGCCGGTGCTCTTTTACCCGTAGATGATGTTTACAGAGTAGACGCTACTGCTGCCAATCAAGATTTACTTATGGAAGTAGGAGTTGCTGCTCTTACGGCCGGTAAGCTTGATATCATCCTTCATTGCACGTCTGACGGAAAATAAGAAAGGGGTTTAGGCCCCTTTTTTTGGTTTTTATATGACCAGACCAACGGCAAAGTTTGCTGATGCAGACAGCATTAAAGATTTAGAGGTTAACAAATTTCTCGGTGACGACAACGATGACGTTGCGGTTCGCACGGTTGTCTCAAGCGGAAATCTTGAATTTACTTTTAGTGGACTCTCCGAGGCGATAAAGATTACAACTTTAGACGTCACGGATACAGCGACGGCCCTGCCTGCTACACCACTAAATAATAGAAATTCCATTTCCATTCGCAACCTAGACAACACAGAGACACTTTACATCGGCGACATCAACCTCACGGCGGATGCGGTCAATGGAACAACGAGTGGGTGGGAAGTCCCGCCCCAAGAATCTCTTAATTTTGATATAGCAAATGATGTGACGGTTTATGGAAGGGCCGAAACAGGAAAATCTATAAAGGTTAAAATCCTGGAGATGGCCTAATGTCAGTCGCAACCGGTACGGTCAGGAGTGTATCTCCTGCCGCAAATCCAACAATTGTTAATCCCGTCTCTCCAGGTACGGCCAATACTGAATTCTCTCAGGCCTTAACCGGCAATATCAAACAGTTCATGATCCGTGCCAGGGAGAGAAATGCAAAAGTCCAGATTGCCTTTAACACAGGGGAGTCGGGCACAACCTTTTTTACCATTGAGAAAGGAGCAGTCCTTTCAATAGACAATATTAACGCAATATCTCCAACGATTTACATGCAGACAAACAAGACCTCCGTTACAATTGAGATTATGTACTGGACATAGAAGGGGGAAACCATGTCAGGAATTACACTTGATCAATTAGAATTCGATCCTACAGCGCCCACAGAACCGCATGCGGTCGGTGCTTATATTATCTCGTCATCTGGGACTGTAATAGATGACACTGCCGGGGCGCTCGATGTCAACATCGCCAACGCCTCACTTGTTGTAACGGCCACTGATCTTGATATCAGAGATTTGGCATTTGCAACCGACTCAGTCGATGTTTCAGGCTCTTCTGTTACTGTTTCGGGAACTGATATCGACATCCGTGACTTGGTAAACACTCAAGACTCAATCGCTATTGGTGACGAGACTAACCTCGTTGATCTTGAGCAAAATGATGCCGCTTTTGGTGGTGGATATGGCTTTTCTCTTTACGGTGTACGTCAAGATGCCGGTGGATCACCCGTTTCTGCCGACGGAGACGCTCATCCTCTCGTTTTTAATAACGACGGAGAGTTAAAAGTTGCTGCTGATCTCACTTCTTCAGTAGCTGATGACGATGCCGATTCGGGAAACCCTATCAAGGTCGGTGGTCGAGGCGTAACGACTGCTTCAGCTCTTGGCGCACTTTCTGCCACTGGTGATCGTTTTGATCTTCTCGGTGACCTTTATCGAAGAGTTTTCACTAACGACTCGCACAACGTAGGATGGCAAACATCAACCGCCACAATTGCGACAACTGCACTTGAATTGGCCGCCACACCTTTGGCCGGTAGAAAATCAGTCATCATCCAAAACCAGGGATCTCAACCTATTTATGTTGGTGAGGCCAATACCGTAACAACGGCCAATGGAATCCGAATTCCCAAGGGCGCTTCAATGACTTTTGAGTTTGGAGAAGCACTTGATGTTTGGGCAATTGCTCCATCTGGGTCACAAGATATTCGAGTAATCGAAGCTGCATAACTTACGAGGGGGGCAACCCCCTTTTTTTGGTGAAACATGAACGAGAAAGAAAAAAAGAGACATCTTGGGAATTCTTTGGTTTTTTTAAAAAAGGCCAAATACGAAATGGGCGTCAGGGAATTTGACGTTTTGAAAGAAACCATGGCGGGTTTAGAAAGCTGGTTGAAGATTTTAAGCAAACCAGAAGAAGAGGAAAGGGCCATGGAGACAGATCATGTCGATTTTTGACTCTAATAGAACAGATGACAATGACAATTCTGTCGTCGCCATTGGAGAAAGCGGCTCTGCCAACGTTGCAGAGCTTGGCACAACCTCCGGTGGAAAGACGGCACTAGAAGTCATTGCAGAGGTAACAGAAGACCTCGAAGGGGAAAAGGCCGTTGGTTGCTTTTCTTCGAAATATAGAATTGAGACATCAGAAACCGCTCAGACGCTCACGACATCATTTGCGTCAACGTATTCTTATTCTGGTAGTGGCAAGTTTCATGGATTTATCCATGACTTTAACAACGACGATATTGAGATAAAACTCACCATAGATGGTGAAGAAATATTTAATATTCCTGTCAACACCTTAGTCTCTATTGGCTATACAAAAATCATCTGTAACACACTTGGCTTTAACGTCACTGGAAGCAATGAGATTTTTGAATTTTGCCCCACAAGCCCAATATGCTTTAACACCAGTGTTTTAATTGAGTGTAGGAAAACTGTAGGCGGGACAAGAAGAGTAGACAGAAGAGTAACATTTATTACAAAGGCCACATAAAATGATCGTCTCAACAAAGCTTTTAGAAACAAACCTAATTTTAATGATGAAAGAGTTTAATGCGCTCCAGTTTGAAGCAAAAGATATCTCCGACATGTACTGGAAAGAGTCAGTTTCATCGGATTTATCCCCCTTACTTGGATCAGACGCCGCCACAATAGAGACAAAAAACACCAAGGACGAATTGGTAAACATGCTCACTTTTGCCGAGCAGGTTGATAAGTTTTTCCAAAACTCGGCACTGACCACAGCGGATTATCTCCAGACTATTATGCGCTCACTTTACGGAAACGATGAGAGAACACCCACTAAACTCTCCGAACCCGTTGAGGAATTTGGTCGAAAAACAAAAGAGTTCGCCACTAATTGCCACTCTCTTTACTTGAGAGCAAAAGAAAATGAGCAAATCTATTTTGATAACGAAATCGGGGACATTGTCGCCGTATTGGACAGTCAGCGCATTGTACCAGGCTCCCAAGTTACCGCCGCCGATGTTTCAAACGCCATAACTCTCCTGCAACAATGGAAAAACCTTATAGGAAATAGCGCAACGACCGCAGCAGATTACTCGGTTACAGTTTCCAGATGGTTGCTTTATTAAGGAGGATCTATGAAACCTTTAAATGTATTGTTTTATTATGGTTACCCAAATTCGTTCAATTCTAGCGCCAATGGTTGGGTTAATGAGAAAGTCGCTCAGGATATGGCGCAGTACTCGATGATTGTCCTCGGTGATGGAGTCCAAGACCCAGGGCATGCGGATTACGCCAACACTCAGGTCATTATCCCGAGAATTTATGAGCTAAATCCTGGGTGTAAAATCTATGGATATGTCTCAACTAAACAACAAGGGTCAGCTCGTGCCGGTGGGTATGATGAAAACCTTGATTTTGGTGACTTTTGTTACAAAGCACGTCGCTGGGATGACTTAGAAGTTGATGGAATATTCTTTGACGAGTCTGGCTATGACTATGGAAAGAAAAGAAAAGACTTTAATGACCGAGTGAGATTTGTTCACGGGTTGGGATATGCCAAGGTATGCTTTATCAACGCTTGGAACCCTAAGCATGTTCTTGGAACTGAGAATGATGCCTCTTATCCTAATTCTACTTATAACCCAGACGAGCTAGAGTCAGAGCTTAATAACTGTGACTGGTATCTCTTGGAGAGTTTTAGTTACGGCCCATTTGGCGGTGGCGGAGCACTTCAATACGAAGCTGCTGCTCAGTGGAAATCAAGACTTGAGGCGATTGCCGAGGTTGTGGCGGAAGATCCGATTAATGTCGCTACTCTCTGTCAAATTGATGATGCCGACGTCAACGGACAAGCAAAGTTTGATTTTACTTATGTCGCTTCCATTATGGCCGATGCTGATGCTCATGGAAGTTCCAATACCCTACACGGTGCTAGTTCTGCCGCTGTCAAAATGTGGACTCGTCCCGATGTAGAGGGAATTATGGAGCATAACGAAGTTTATGATGTCCAATCTGATGCGAATAAGTATTTTAGATACTCAACACACGGTAAGTTTGAGCTCGATTTCACCGCAAGCAGTGAGACAAGCACGATTACCAAATACTAGGATACTTTATGAGGAAAGCTCTCCTGAAATTTGCGTATCCATTTACTCATTTATTAGGGAAGCTTTCCATTCACCGCAAAGTTGATGATCCCTTTTACTCCTACATTGAAAAGAAGGTTAGGCCTGGAGATATTCTCCTCTCTAAAAGGCGGTACGAGTTATCCAATTTTTTCATTCCGGGGGAATATACCCACTCGGCAATTGTCACCACCTCAGAAGAGTTCACTCCTCCTATGATAGTTGAATCAATTGCCGAGGGGGTTGTTATGAAATCCTTAGCAAAGTTTCTCTTTTCAAAGGATTACGTGATGCTTATTCGCCCCAGAATTGGCACTGAAGACGAGAGGCTTGATGCGGGAAATTATGCCAGGAGATTTATTGGACTGCCGTATGACTACTATTTCGAGGCAGGTGTAAACGCTTTTTACTGCTCTGAATTGGTGAATCATTGTTACCAAACGCATATAATGGAGTACAAGCATAACTTTGAACCTACGCAAATAATGGGAGCGGAAACTGTGACTCCTATGGATCTCTACGAATTCTTTAAATCTCGTGGAGAGTTGATAAAAAGTGAGGATCACAAATGAGATTTACCCGTGTTTTATATTCAGATAACGACATCATCGATGATATCTCGAATCTTATTAACCGCTACCGTAACGGTACTCGCACATTTAGTTTTGTGGCCGCTGAAGACTATTTTTATATTGGCAATATTGGTGCGTTCAATCACTTCTTTGTAAAACTCTCCACTCCAAGCGTTGTGAGTACGGGCCTAAAGGTTGAATATTTCTCTGGAAGCACCAACACCTGGGCGGAAGCGGTAGAAACCTTTGATGAGACCGATGCTTTTACCCAGTCGGGATATGTCACCTTTACTCCCAATATCAACGACGCCTGGGAAATAGCGGACTGCAAATACGACGCTGCTGGAAATGTTGAGTTCTCTAATGGTAGAAATCAACACCAATCAGGAGAAACCATTGTTTATGACAAGTATTGGGTTCGAGTATCTTTTGCGAATGATCTTACACCGTCCACAGTCCTCGACTGGATCGGGCAAAAGTTCTGTGACGACGACGACATTAGGGCCGAATACCCGGATCTGCTCAGATCAAACGTCCTCGACGCCTTCGAGTCAGGAAAAACCGACTGGGAAGAGCAATGTGTAAAGGCCTCTGAGATTTTGGTCCAAGACCTAAAAAAGCAAAACGTTATCAGCTCCAAGGGGCAAATCCTTGAGAGAAACACGTTTACCCTCGCCACTGTCTCAAAAGCTGCCGAGTTGATTTTCACCTCTTTTGGTGATGACTATATAGACAACCGCACCCAGGCAAGAAATGAATATCAGTCACGACTCAATTCGAGTATTTATGACGTCGATTTAAACAATGATGGCATTCTTTCACGGGGTGAGGCGGGTGCTCGACAAGGGTTCATGAAGCGATGAGTAAGATATCAACCGCATTTGACTATTTTGTCACTCAATTAGGGATTCTCTACCCTACAAAGAAGCGGATACCTAACCCATATTCTCTCGTGGATAACAAGGATAACCTACTTTCAGACTCCTACGGGATAAGAACCTCCGGTCATACCTTTATTGAAGACCAACTTTGTGACAAATTCACTCAAGAGCACACATTTCGGATCACTTTCACGAGGGAATTGACACGACTAGAGTCAGACGTCGTAAAAGTTGATACAATAATTAAAAATCTGGAGGAAGATATGTTCACTCTGGAGAGTTTTTTTTACGATGTAGATAATAGCGGGTCACCTGACACAATCGAGCAGGTTCAACTCGGTTCTGCCGATCCTATCGGGTTTATCTATAGCGGAAAGAACAACTTTTTGTTTTACGAGACAAGCTTATTTGTAAGAATTAACGAAGCGTTTTAAGGGGGATATATGGCCAACGTAAATAATAGAAGCACCATCGGCGCCATCGTCGAAGAGGTAACAGAGGGCACTCCGGTTGCTCCATCATCCGCAACAGACAATTACATCGCGCTCCAGGCGGGCTTTACGATGTCACCGGCCTTCGAGGTCATTACCAACGAAGAGCTTCAAAACTCACTTGTTCAAGCTGCTCCAATCCTGGGTTTTGAAAACCCTACGGCCAGTTTGAATCATTATTTGAAGCATTCAGGAGTAGAAGGACAAGAACCAAACTTTGGACTTATGTTTGAAGCTGGTTTTGGTGCCAAAGAAGTTGAGGGCACAGAGTACGATACAGTCGGTGGTTCAACTGCTGGAGATGCCACAACTCGGGGAACAGTTGTTGTAGACGCCGGTGAAGGTGTTGAGTTTGAAAGAGGACAACCCTTGTTGATCAAGGACGCCACTAACGGATTTAGAATTCGACCAGTCTTTTCAGTATCAACCGATACTCTTAACTTGGGCTTTAACCTTCCTCCAGCAGCAGCACCTGGATCAGGCGTAAATCTCGGTCAAGCGGTTTTCTATAAGCCTACAACTACAGGTCATAAGACATTCTCAACTTGGTACTACCGAGGAAATGGTGGTTTCACCGAGATGATGGCCGGAAGTCGTCCAACAACTATGGAAATCACGGCCACTGCCGGTGAAGCTGTCAACGTTGCTTTCACGGTAGAAGGAAACGAGTACTTCTATGACGGAATCGAGATCACTTCTTCTGATATCTATATCGATTTTACAGATGACACCGGAACATACGCCGCTCAGGTAACTGCTCAGTTCTATAAAGATCCCCATGAATTAAGTTCTGCAATCCAGACCGCAATGGATGGGCTTAGTCCAGAAACCATTACTTGTACTTATAGTGATTCTGACGGGAAATACACCATTGCCACGTCTACATCGACCCTTTTCACTCTTTTGTGGAACACGGGAACAAACACCGCCAACACAATCGCCGACAAAATCGGTTTCTCAACTGCTGCTGATGATACAGGGGCCACTTCATATGAAGGTGACGACCCACTAGATTTCTCAGCTCCTCAAACTCCTGTTTATGATTCGAGTTCTTTATTGGTAGCGAAAAACAACGAAGTCCTTTTTGGAAACTTTGATGACTATGTTTGTTTTGAAGATGCCAAGTCGTTGGTAGTCACAATTGAGAACACTAAAACTAATAAAGACTCGATTTGTGCCGTTTCAGGTCGTGCCGGATCAGAATTCACAGCTACCGCCATCACGGCCAATATCGTCGCTCGTATCACTCAGTATGATGCCGATAAATTCAG